CGGGGATCAGCCACACGACGATGACGGCGGAGACCGCGGCCGTGCCGGTGGCGACGAGGAACGCGTTGTCGAAGCCGGAGGCGGTCTGGGCGCCGGCGTGGACGGCGATGCTCGCGGCGGCGGCGCTGGAGACGGCCGCGGCGCCGGCCGAGGCGCCGAACTCGTGGAACGTGCTGACGATGCCTGAGGCCACACCGGCCTCGTGCGGGGCGACGCTGGCGAGTGCGGTGGCGGAGGCGACGACGAACAGGGCGCCCAGGCCCGCCGCGGCGACACTCACGCCGGTGACCATCGCGGTGGTTCCGGACCACAGCACCGGTACGAGGAACCCGGCGGCCGCGACAGCCAAGGCGACCACGGCCAGCAGCCGCGCCCCCAGACGGCCGATCACGCGGCCGGCGGCTGCGGCGGCCGTCATGGTCAGCAGCGCCACCGGCAGGAACAGCACGCCGGTCGTCAGAGCGCCGTGGCCCTGGCGGTTCTGGAGGTAGAAGGAAGTGAAGCCCCGCGACTCGAAGTTCACCGCCATCCTCGTGCACCTGGCCGCGCCGCTGTCGTCCCGCGACCCGCGCGAGCAGGACTACCTGCGCTGGCTGTTCGGCGAGTTCTTCCGCGGCATCGACGCGCAGCATCACCGCCGCTGGCTGCGCCAGGTCGCGCGCTGGTTCACCCGCGGCGGCAACTGGACGTTCTACCCCGTCGAGAGCCGCGACGGCCGCTACCACCGCATGCACATGGCGATGGAGCAGCGCATCTACCGGCACCAGGAGGCCTTCGCCAGCGTCAAGGCCTTCCGCGTCTGGCTCAAGACCGGCGCGTGCTTCGGCCACTACGAGGCCAGCGCCGGCCGGCTGGTGTTCGTGCCCAGCAGCTGCAGCTACGAGGACTGCAGCGACGACGAAATGCGCGAGTTCCACCAGGACGCCCTCGAGTTCCTGCGCACCCCGTACGCGCTGGGCCGCCTCTGGCCCGGCGACTCCCGCTGCCTGAGCGACCGGCAGGCCGCGCTCGAGCTTCTCATCAACCCACCCCGCGAGGACCAGCATGACACCGACGATTGATCCCCCGCCCATCGTGTGCGGCGCCTGCAAGCGCGGCCGGATCCTGGCCGACAACCGCTGCGACGCCTGCGGCACCGCGATCGACCTGGTCGTCACCGAATACCAGGGCGAGGCCCTGACCCTGACCCGCACCGGCTACAACGGTTCCCGGCCGCGCGAGACGGCCGCGACCGGCCCCGTGCTGAGCGTGACCGTGCCGCTGGGCGCTGGTGGCCCGCTCTACACCCTGGCCGAGTTCCAGGAAGCCGTGCGCCGCGCCGGCTGGCCCTACGAATCGTGGCTGCGCCTCAAGGCCTGGCTGCCCGTGAGGGCCTGACCTGTGGCCATCTACATGCCGCGCCAGCCCCGCGTCAGCCTGGCGGCCGTGTTCGCCGCGATGGAGCGCGACGCGAAGAAGAAGCCCAAGGCCGAGACGACGGAGCCGGCCGTCGCAACGAAGGCCCGCAAGCGCGAGACGAAGCCGCAGCTGGCGCACCCGAAGGACGAGCCGTGGCGGTCGGAGCCGTACCGCCGCCTGGTGGCGCTGCGCCCGTGCGAGAACTGCGGGCGGCAGGGCCGCAGCCAGGCCGCGCACATCCCGCCCGATGGCAAGGCCACGAAGCAGGACGACCGCGAGACGTTCGCCCTGTGCACGGTGACCGGCAACAAGCCGGGATGCCACGAGAAGTTCGACCAATACAAGCTGGGCGACCGCGCCTGGGCCATGAAAACGGGCAAGGCCTGGGCCGCCGGCACGCGCGCCGAACTGCTCGCCAGCGGCCAGCTGCCGCCCAAGATCGCCAAGGCGGTCGCCGACTACAAACCACCGAGGAAAACGAAGTGACGAACACCGTCGTAACCCTGCCGGGCGTGAAGCCCCCCGAGGACGTCGAGGCGCAGCGCCAGGAACGCCGCGCCGAATGCGCCGCCGAACTGCGCGCGCTGGCCGATCGCCTGGACGCCGGCGCCGACCTGCAGCTGGTGTGCTGCAGCCGCGAGGGCGACCGCATGCAGCTGCTGGTGAACTGCAAGCCGCCGATGGCGATAGCCCTGGCCAACTCGGCGCACCACGCCGCCCTGCAGCGGTTCATGGGCGAAGCGTGAGCCGGCGGCGCCCCCCTCAGCCCGTCGCGAACAGCGACACCGCGCTTGGCGTGTGGTCGTCCTTCCGGGCCATGACCGCCCCGAAGGACAAGGCCCTGCCCCAGCGCGAGCAGGACCGCGTGCTGACCCGCCTGGAGCGCAGCTACGCCAGCCTGCAGGCCGACGCCGCGCCGCCGATCGACGCTTGGCGGGATATGACGGATGTGGTCAACTTCCTGCAGAGCCTCCTGGAACTGGAGTGGGTGACCGACGAGGGCGGGCACATCGAGCGCGGAAAGATGGCGCTGCACCAGGCCTCGGAGGCGCTCGCGCACCACGGGAAGCTGCGACTGACCGGCCAGAGCATCAGCGCCTTGCGCGAATGCCTGGACCGGTTCGCGGAGATTCTGCAGGCCATGAGCGAGCGCTCGTACTGGCAGGCCGTCAGGCACACCAACGTACGGGTGTTCGGACTGTTGCGGGGACGCAAGAAGCCCGGCGACATCGTCGTTTCACTGTGACCGGGACGGGGGACGCGTGAGCAAAGGCAGCACCAACCAGCAGATCAAGGACGCCATGCGCGACCTGCGCGACCGCGGGCGCGTGTGCACCAGGCAGGTCCTGGCCGACCTGTTACGCGTCAAGCTGTCGATCATCGACGACCACATCAAGCGCATGAAGGACGCCGGCGACGTCCGGATGGTCGTCAACGGCGTGTTCGAGCTCGTCGAGGAACCACCCCCCGACCGCGCCGTCTCGGCGACCTTCCTGCCTGACGGCCGGGTGAAGGTCGAGGTCGGCGATGACCTGTTGAACCTGTCCCTGCGCGAATGCCAGGCCCTCGGCATGGCCGTCGGCGGGGTCTACCTGCAATTCGCCCGCATCAAATGACCGCCACCCGCTACTGCATCACCCTGCGCCACTCCCATGAGGTCCGCGTCCCGGCCGGCGTGCGGATCCACGCCTGGCGCACCGTCGACTACGGCGTGCAGGTGGAACTGATCGCCGACGTCCAGCCCGGCGTCGTGTGGACCCTGCCCGAGACGGCCGTCGTCGAGATCCTCGAGCCGGGTTCTCGCGACAACCCGCCGATGGTGGCGCCCCTGGTCCGCACCGCGACGGCCGTTGACCCGCCTGCCGCCTCCCCGTAGCATCCACCCCGAGCCGACCTGCGAACCCACGCCATCGGGAGCTTCCAGCAGCGCAGTCCCCTGGTTCCTTCGATGCCCGCCTCCTGTCCCCACAGCGGCGGGCATCGTCGTTTCTGGCCCGGGCTAAAGCGCTAAAGCCTCGGCTAAAGGACCAGGGGCTTTAGCGGCACCCCGGTAAGGGTCGCGACCTGCTCAGCCACACGGCACCATCGCGGCCCATGAATGCAACAGCAGCTGCGATCGCCTGACACATGGGACGACGCTCCGACATCGACTGGGAAGCCATACGCCGCGACTTCGAGGCGGACCTGCTCACGGGTGACGAGCTGGCCGCGCAGCACGGGGTCGACAGAGCGAGCATCTACCGCAAGGCCAAGAAGGAAGGCTGGCAGAAGAACCTCACCGCGAAGGTCCAGGAGCGCACCGCCGCCCTGCTGGTGACCGCCGACCGGCCCGGGTCCCCCAAGGGTCCCGAAAAGCAACAAAGCAACAGGAAAGCGCCGGAAACCCGGGCACCCGAGCCGGCCGCCGGCCAGGCCGCACCCACCACCCCGGCGGACCCCGTGGACCCCGTGGACGTCGCGGCGGCCGCGAACGTGCAGGTCATCCTGGGACACCGGCGCACGATCGCGCGGGCCCAGCGCCTCACGTGCCGCCTGTTCGACGAGGCCGAAGCCCAGTTCGAGGACGCGAGCAAGGTCCTGCCCGTGCTGGCGAAGGCCGAAATCACGGTCGACGGCAAGCCGATCACCGCGAGCGAGCGCGTGCAGCTGGCGACCGCCCTGGCCCGGGCGAAGGACCTGCCCACCCGGGCCGCCACCATCAAGACGCTGTCCGAGGCGCTGCGCCTGCAGGTCGGCCTGGAGCGCCAGGCCTTCGGCATCGACAAGGACGCCGGCGGCGACGACCCCAATGCACAAGGCGACTTCCGCCAGAGGCTCCTGAATGCCCGCAGCCGCGCTCTCGCCGCACGAAGCTAAGCGCCGGCTGCAGGCCCCGACGCTGCTGGACCTGCAGCTGATCGAGGACATCGCCGGCTTCTACGCGGACCCTCTCGGGTTCATCATGTACGCGTTCCCCTGGGGGGAACCGGGCACGCCGCTCGAGAAGGAAGCGGGCCCCGACAGCTGGCAGGTCGACATCTGCGGGGCCATCCGCGAGCGCCTGCTGGCCGGCATGGACGCCGACGAGGCGCTGGCCGAGGCGATCCAGGTGGCGGTGGCCAGCGGCCACGGCATCGGCAAGACCGCGTTCATCGCCTGGCTGATCCTGTGGTTCATGAGCACGCGCGACTTCCCGCAGGTCGTCGTGACCGCCAACACCAGCGCGCAGCTGCAGACGAAAACGTGGCGCGAGCTCGCCAAGTGGCACAAGCTGGCGATCAACCGCGACTGGTTCGTGTGGTCGGCCACGAAGTTCGCCCACGTGCTGTACCCCGAAGTGTGGTTCGCGGCGGCGATCCCCTGGACCGAGACGAACAGCGAGGCCTTCGCCGGCACGCACGAGAAGCACGTGCTGGTCATCTTCGACGAGGGCTCGGCCATCGCCGACAAGATTTGGGAGGTCAGCGAGGGCGCCATGACCACCCCGGGCGCCATGTGGATCGTGTTCGGCAACCCCACGCAGAACACCGGCCGGTTCGCCGACTGCTTCGGGAAGTTCAAACACCGGTGGATCACCCGCCAGGTCGACAGCCGCACGGCGAAGATGGCCAACAAGAGCCACATCCAGAAGTGGATCGACGACTACGGCGAGGACCACGACTTTGTGCGCGTGCGCGTGCGCGGCCTGTTCCCGCGGGCCGGCGACGTCCAGTTCATCGGCCTGGACCTGGTGGCGGCCGCGCAGCGCCGGATCCCGGAGGGCTACCAGCTATTCGCCAAGGTCCTCGGCGTCGACGTCGCGCGCCACGGCTCGGACCAGTCCGTCATCACCAGGCGCCAGGGCAACAAGGTCTGGCCGCAGGAGCGCCGCCGCGAGCGGGACCTGATGAAGCTGGCCGACATCGTCGCCGGCCACATCCACGAGTTCAAGCCAGACGCCGTGTTCGTCGACGCGACGGGCATGGGCTGGGGCGTCATCGACCGCCTGCGGCAGATGGGCTACGGCAACATCGTCATCCCCGTCCAGGTCGGCGAGAAGGCCATCGAGGAAGGCCGCTACGTGCGCAAGCGCGACGAACTGTGGGGCCACGGCAAGAAGTGGCTGGAGGAAGGCGGCACGCTACCCGTCGACCCCGAGCTGGAAACCGACCTGACCAGCCCGCAGTACGGCTACGACAACCGCATGCGGATCGAGATTGAGTCCAAGGACGATCAGAAAGCACGGGGCCTTCCGAGCCCCGACAGCGCGGACAGCTTGCTGCTCACGTTCGCCAGTCCCATCGCCGTCACCACCAAGACCCCGCCCGGCAGCTGGCGCGACCGGCTCGGAATTTCACGCAACCGGAGAGGCTCGGCGCAAGCCGCCTAACGACACATGGCATACGACCTGAGAGCACGCGAGAACTGGCATCGGTGGCTGCACCTGAAGGACCGGGGGCACCTGGTCTACATGGAGCAGGCCAAGCGCTGCGAGGGCATGTACCTGGGCGGCGGGCTGCAATGGGATCCCGTCGACAAGGCCGTCCTCGAGGACGAGGGCCGGCCCTACTACGAGTTCAACCAGGTCATGCCCAGCATCAACGCGGCGCTGGGGCATCAGATCCGCAACCGGATGGACATTGCGTTCAAGCCGCGCGGTGGCGCCGGCGACCTGATGATCGCGACCGCGCTGTCGAAGGTCGTCATGCAGGTCGCGGATATGAACCGCCTGCACTGGAAAGAGACGCAGGTCTACAGCGACGGGCTGATCCAGCAGCGCGGCTACTTCGATGTCCGGATCTCGTTCGAGAAGAACATCCTCGGCGAAGTGGTCATCGACACCCTCGACCCGATGGACGTCGCGCCGGATGACGCGGCCAAGAGCTACGACCCCGACGACTGGCGGGACGTCACCGTCACCCGCTGGCTCACCCTCGACGAAATCGGCCAGCGCTACGGCCAGAAGGCCCGCGACAAGGCTAAGGCCTCGGGCGACGAGGGCCCCGACTGGGGCGAGGACGACGAGGAACAGGAGCGCAACAGCTTCGGCACCGAGAAGTTCGTCGGCGCCCAGGACGCCTACTTCGGCGACGGCGAGCACGGCCGGCGCTACCGCGTGATCGACCGGCAATACTGGGTCTACGAGCGGACCCGCTGCCTGGTGTACCCGGAGAGCGGCGACATCCAGATCGCCGACCAGATGCGGCCCGAGGACGTCGTCGCGGCCAAGATGCAGGGCGCCCAGGAGGCGCGCCTGATGAAAAAGCGGGTCTACTGGGTCGTCTCGACCTATTGCGCCACGCTGCACGAGGGCTACAGCCCCTACGAGCACTTCACCGTCGTCCCGTACTTCGCGTACTTCCGCCGCGGCGTCACGCGCGGCATGGTCGACAACGCGATCGACCCGCAGAACGCGCTGAACAAGGGCGTCAGCCAGTTCATCCACGTGGTCAACAGCTCGGCGAACAGCGGCTGGGTCGTGGAGCAGAACAGCCTCACGAACATGGACACGGACGAACTGCAGGAGCAGGGCGCCCGCACCGGCCTGGTCATCGAGTTCGCCAAGGGCACCACCGCCCCGCAGAAGATCAAGCCGAACCAGGTGCCGTCGGGCGTCGTGGAAATCGTCGATCGAGCCACGCAGATGCTCAAGGACGTCACCGTCCCCGACGCGATGCGCGGCCTGCAGGGCTCCGCGGTCAGCGGCGTCGCGAAGGCGAACGATCAGATGGCCAGCCAGCAGCAGATGGCCGTGCCGCTCGACAACCTGGCCATGACGCGCTACCTGCTCGGCAGCCGCATCATGAAGCTGGTCCAGCGCTTCTACGACAGCCATCGGGTGTTCCGCATCACCGAGACGGACCTGACCACCGGCCGGTTCGTGGAAAAGACGCTGGAAATCAACCGGCCCGAGGGCGACGGCACCTACTGGAACGACATCACGATCGGCACCTACGACGTCGTCATCACCGAGCAGCCGATGTCCGTCACGTTCGAGAACAGCCAGTGGACGCAGGCGATGGAGATGAAGAAGCAGGGCATCGCCATCCCCGACGCCACCGTCATCAAGTATTCGAACCTGGCCGACAAGCAGGAGATCCTCGAGCAGATGCAGAGCAACCCGGCGGCCGAGGCCGAGGCGGCGCTCAACGCGGCGAAGGCGGACCTGACCCGGGCCCAGGCCGTCAAGGTCAACGTCGAGGCCATCTACAGCGGCATCCAGACCGCCCAGGTCATCGCCATGAACCCCGCCGTCGCGCCGCTGGCCGACGTCGTGCTGGGCTCTGGCGGGTTCCAGGACAAGAACGCCCCGCCGATGCTGCCGGCGCCAGCTGCCGGCGCGGCCGGCGCGATGGGCCAGCCAGCGACCAACACGGATCCCCGCTTCCCAGCCAACCCCGCACAACCCGCCTCGCCTGGCGTGGGCGCCCGCGAGGGCATCGAGACGGCCGAGGCCGACGCAGTCACCGCATGAAAGGAGCCAACCCCATGAGCACAATCGCCCGCGGCCCCAGCAAGGCCGACCTGCACGAATGGGAGGTCGAGGACGCCCTTCGCACCCTCACCCGCGCCAAGGAAATCGAGAAGGACGCCCGGCTGATGAAGGCCGTGCGCGCGATGGCCGCGAAGAAGCTGGCCGCGATGCAGGCCGTCACCGGCGTCCAGGCCAAGAAGAAGTAGCCCCCGACACGACAGCTGACACCACTGAGGAACCCACCATGATCGTAGGCAAGTTCACCCCGCGCCCGCCCATCCTGCGCAACACCGACGACGACGCCGGCGGCGGCCTGAACATCATCGACGACGACACCGACGGCGACGGCACCGGAGGCCTGGCCGACGACCAGGCCGGCGGCACGGGCGGCGACGGCACCCACGCCGACGACGAGAACACCGGCGGCGAGGACCGTGGCGACGACCTGACCGGCGTGACCGACCCCGACACGCTGCGCGACATCGCGGGCACGGACGGCGGCGAAGGCGGCACGACCACCGGCGACGGCACGACCGGCGATGGCACGGGCACGGGCACGGGTGCCGGCGGTACCGGCGGCGGATCCGCGCACATCCCCAAGGCCCGGTTCGACGAGGTCCTGGCCGAGCGCAACCGCCTGCGCGACGAACTGGCCGCGGCCAAGGCGAACCAGGGCACCAGCACCCCCGCGCCGCCGCCTCCCAACACGGGCGCGGCCACCCCGCCGCCGCCTCCCCCGCCGCCCGCGTTCGACGTCAAGGCCAAGGAACGGCAGTACGCCGAACTGCTGGCCGAAGGCGAGTTCGACCAGGCCGCGGACCTGCGCGTGGAAATCAACACGCACATCCAGAACGAGGCCAAGGCCCAGGCGAAGGAAGAACTGCGCACCGAGGCCGTCATGGAGACGGTGCAGCAGGTCGCGACGCAGGCCGTGGCCGACTACCCGTACCTGGACACGGCCGAGGGCGCGCCCGCGATGGCCGCGATCATGGCCGAGCGCAATCGCCTGATCGCCGGCGGCAAGCCGATCGCCGAGGCGCTGCAGATGGCGGTCGACAAGCTGGCCCCGAAGCTGGCGCCCGAGGGCTTCGAGCCGCCGGCGCGCACCACCACCGGCGCGCGTCCCCCCGGTAAGGGCTCGACCACCCCTGGCGGTACTACCGACAATCGCACCGCGAACGCGCGGGCACGTGGCGCGCAAGTCTCCGGTCAGCAGCCGCCGGCCCTCAAGGGCGGCGAGGGCAACGCCAGGAGCGCCACGGGCACCGTCGACATCGACGACA